GTTAATATTGGTATTCTCGCTAATAAGGCTAGTACCGCAAGGGAGCTTTTAGGAAGGTTACAACTAGCATACGAGAATCTACCAAAATGGATGCAACATGGTATCCTCGTATGGAACAAAGGTAATGTTGAGTTAGAAAATGGCAGTAAGATATTGGCAGCTTCTACATCTGCGAGTGCTGTCCGAGGCATGTCGTTTAACATCCTCTTCCTTGACGAATTCGCATTCGTTCCAAACCATGTTGCGGAGCAATTCTTTGCCTCTGTTTATCCTACTATTACTTCTGGTAAATCAACGAAAGTAATTATTATTTCTACGCCTAATGGCATGAATCACTTCTACAAGATGTGGGAGGATGCTAGTAGAGGTAGAAATGATTACACTACAAACGAAGTTCACTGGTCTCAAGTACCTGGAAGAGATTCTAAGTGGAAAGAAGAGACAATTAAAAACACATCACCGAGACAGTTCGCACAGGAGTTTGAATGTGACTTCCTTGGATCTGCTGATACTTTAATTAGTCCATCTAAATTACAAACTATACCATTCCACGATCCTATTACCAGCAATGCAGGACTTGACGTTTATACGAGAGCAGAAAAAGATCACGAATATATTATTACTGTTGATGTTGCCAGAGGAATTGGTGGTGACTATTCTGCTTTCCTCGTGTTTGATATCACCACGATGCCGTATAAGATCGTTGCGAAGTACAGAAATAATGAGATTAAACCTGTACTGTTTCCCTCAGTAATTTTTCAAGTCTGTAAAGAATACAACAACCCATACGTTTTAGTAGAAGTAAACGATATTGGAGATGGTATTGCTTCTACTCTCAATTATGATTTAGAGTATCCTAACGTACTTATGTGTGCGATGCGTGGTAGAGCAGGTCAAGTCGTGGGACAAGGATTCTCAGGATCAAAGACACAACTAGGCGTTAAGATGAGTGTAACCGTTAAGAAGATCGGTTGCTCTAATCTCAAAGCAATTATTGAAGAAGACAAGTTATTGTTTAATGACTTCCAGATCTTCCAAGAACTTACTACGTTTGTACAAAAGAAACAAGCATGGGAAGCAGATGAAGGATATCATGACGACCTTGTAATGTGTATGGTATTGTTTGCATGGTTAGTCATGCAAGAATACTTTAAGGAAATGACCGACCAAGATATTAGAAGGAGAATTTATGATGAACAACGTAATCAGATTGAGCAAGACATGGCTCCCTTTGGTTTTATTGATGACGGTATGGGTGATGATACCTTCGTGGACGGAGACGGCACCGTTTGGGAGTATGGAACGACACAAGAAGAAATGGGATACATGTGGAACTACTGATGAATATAGAAGATCAATTCTCACTAGACCATCTGATATTTACAGAAAGAAAATGTAGAAATTGTGGTATGACTAAAGATCTTCTTACAGATTTTTATAGAACTAGGAGAAATAGAAATACTGTTTCTGCATATTCTTACGAATGTAAAGAATGTACGAAAAAAAGAGTGACTAAAACTAGAAGAGATAAAGTAGATATGCCATATAATCCAGTTCCAAGAATAAAAGATGTATACCCTGACTGGTAAAGGGTTCATGCATTGTTTCCCCACTCAAGAAGTTCAAAAATCTAAATATTTATAGATTAATTCGGAATTTTCCAAGGAGTTTAAACATGGCAAGTCAAGTCTCGCCTGGTGTAGTTCTCAGGGAACGCGACCTAACTAATGCAGTCATTGTAGGAGATTCTGCTCTTACTGCTGCATTTGCGTCTTCGTTCCAAAAAGGACCCATCGGTGAAATCGTATCAATCGGTAGCGAGAAGGATCTCGTTAGTGTTTTTGGTACACCAAAAGATGCAAATGCTGAAGACTGGATGGTAGCATCAGAGTTTTTAGGATATGGTGGACAACTAGCAGTTGTTAGAGCAGCATCTGCGAACCTATTAAACGCAACAGCATCAGGATCAGCTGGTGTTCTAATCAAGAATGATCTTGAGTATGAATCTGGCGTTGGCGCATCTAACGTATTTGCTGCAAGAACAGCAGGTACATGGGGCAACTCACTCAAAGTTGTAGCGGTTGACCGTGGTGCAGATCAAATTTTGACACTAGCATCTGCTCCAGCTACAACTACACTCAATACTGCATTTACAACTGTAAGTGGCAAAGCAGGAAGAATTTATTCCTGGTCTGCTTCTACTAGCGAACTTGCTGTTATCTTGGATAACCCAGCTTCATTAATTACAACTGGAGACATCTTTGACGAACCCAATGATGGTAATGTCACAGCAGTAACTCCTGGTGCATATTCTGGTGCTGGTACACAGAATGGTGTACACACTGCAGATCCAACTGGTGGTTCTGGAACAGGATTAAGAGTTGAAGTCACTATTGATGTTAGTGGTAATGTAAGTGGAGTTTCAATTGTCCAAGCAGGTACTGATTATGCTGCGGCAGAAACAGTAACCGTCGCTGCAGCAAACCTTGGAACAGGCGCTGTTACAGATTTGACAATCACAATTGACACCGTAAGTGATGATAACATTGCAGTAAACAGTGTTAAAGACTGGTATACAAATACACTTATTGGTTCAACTGGTCTAAAACTTGCGGCAGTTGGTCCTCGTCCTGGAACTTCTGAGTTTGCTTCTACTAGAGGTATTTCGTATGATGAAATTCACCTTGCTGTCATTGACACAACTGGTGAGATCTCTGGTGCTGCTAATACCATTCTTGAAAGATTTACGTATCTTTCAAAATTAAGCGATGGCAAAGGAGCAGAAGGACAATCAGTATACTTCAAAACTGCAGTCAATCAAGTATCTAACTTTATTTTCCATGGTAGTGATTTAACAAACACTATTGAACCAGTTTCTGGCGGAAACGGTAAAGCACTAGGAGTTGCATCAACAACTTTAAGTTCTGGTGACAAGATGCTTCTGGTTGCTAATAATGAAACTGATCTTGATAATGGCGCAGATGGATATTCATATACTGCTGGGGAAGTAAGTTCTGCATACGATATTTTCCTTGACACCGAAGAGACGGAAGTTGATTTTGTCCTAATGGGCGGATCAATGGGAACAGAAAATGATACTCTTACTAAGGCACAGAAAGTTGTTGCTATTGCTGCTGCAAGAAAAGATTGCATTGCATTCGTTTCACCCCATAAAGGTAACCAGATTGGAGTTGGTGGTGTTGGTTTAACTTCAATTGATCAGAGAACAAACACTTTAAATTTCTTTAACGCTATCACATCAACTTCATTTGCAGTTCTTGATAGTGGTTATAAGTACATGTATGACCGCTTTAACGATAAGTATCGCTACATTCCATGTAATGGTGATGTTGCTGGCTTGTGTGTAAGTACTTCATCAACTGTTGCTGACTGGATTTCTCCTGCAGGAATGTCTCGTGGTGGTATTCGCAATGTTGTCAAACTTGCTTACAATCCCAATAAAGCAGATCGTGACGAACTATATCAAAATAGAATCAACCCAATCGTAACCTTCCCAGGTAGTGGTTCTGTTCTATTCGGTGACAGAACAGCTCTTGCAGCACCATCTGCATTTGATAGAATTAATGTTCGCCGTCTCTTCCTCAATGTAGAGAAGAGAGTTGAGCAACTTGCTAAGGGAGTACTTTTTGAAATCAATGACGAGGTAACTCGTTCTGGATTCCTTTCATCAATCAACTCTTACCTCAACGAAATTATTGCACTACAAGGCATTACTGATTTCTTAGTAGTCTGCGATGCTTCAAATAACACACCTGATGTTATTGATCGCAATGAATTTGTTGCTGAACTATTCATCAAACCTGCACGCTCCATCAACTATGTAACGGTAACCTTTACTGCTACCAGGACTGGAGTTTCGTTCAGCGAAGTCGTTGGACGCTGATTTTCCGTTAAATATTAAAAAGGAGTAATTAACCCAATGGCAATCACAAGTAATGTTTCATCTTTCTTACAACAGGTAAGACAAGGTGTAAGACCAAATATGTTCCTAGTGGACATTAATTTCCCTGCTCTTGTCGGTGGCGACAAAGAACTTACAGGTTTAATGTGTAAGTCAGCAGCACTTCCAGCTTCAAACGTTGGAGTTATTGAAGTACCTTTCCGTGGTAGAACTGTAAAGATCGCTGGGGATAGAACCTTTGATAACTGGACCGCAACCTTCATCAACGATAAGGACTTTAAAGTTCGCTCTCGTTTTGAAGAGTGGCTCAAAGTTCTCAACACCCATCAGGCAAATACATCTGAAGAGATTGATCCTACTCAATACTCTGCTAGCGTTATCGTTAAGCAACTTGAGAAAGATTCATCTGAAGGTGGTTCAATTCTAAGATCTTACAAGCTCTGGTATGCATTCCCGACAAGCACTTCTGCAATTGATCTTGCTTATGATAGCAATGATCAGATTGAAGAATTCACAGTTGAATTCCAATATTCTTATTGGACAGTAGACGGTGATAGCGGAGATGAGTCTGAAGCAGGAAGAAGCGGAATCGCAATCCCATAAATAGTTGAACGACCAACTATTGAATAGATATCATGAGTCAATTATTTGGCTTCCAAATTAACAGAAAGGAGGGTCAGAAGGGTCAGTCCCCTGTCCCTCCTTCTGCTGACGAACCAGTTTCGGTAGCAGCAGGTGGTTATTTTGGAACATATGTAGATACAGATGCTACTGCAAGAAACGAGTATGAACTTATTCGTAGATATAGAGACATGTCTCTACATCCAGAAGTAGATTCTGCTGTTGATGAAATTGTAAATGAGTTTGTTGTAAGTAACAACAATGATACTTGTGTTAATGTTGAACTTAGTAACTTAGAAGTAGGTGCAGGAGTTAAGAAAAAAATTCGGGATGAGTTTGATAGAATCAAACAAATGTTAAACTTTGACAATCGCGCACATGAGATTGTCAGATCTTGGTATATTGATGGACGTTTATTTTATCATAAAGTAATTGATTTAGATAATCCAAAAAAAGGTATTTTAGAACTTCGTTATATTGATCCGCTTAAGATTCGTAAAGTCAGGCAAAAACTTGGAAAAGAACCTAACCAAGATCCTAGACTTAACAGAGCAATTAAAGGTACTGCCCTAGAATACGAGTGGGGTAGTTACGTTGACTATTATCTATTCAATCCAAAAGGATACTTGAGAGGCGGTGGTCTAGGTCCTGTAGGAGATATGTCAAACAATCAGGGAATTAAAATGGCAGCAGATTCTGTCTCATTTTGTTCTTCTGGTGTTCAAGATTTGAACAAAAGAATGCATTTAAGTTTCCTACACAAAGGAATTAAATCCCTCAATCAATTAAGAATGATTGAAGATGCTCTTGTTATCTACAGATTATCGCGAGCACCTGAACGTCGCATCTTCTACATTGATGTTGGTAACTTACCTAAAGTAAAAGCAGAACAATATCTGCGTGATACTATGGCACGTTATCGTAACAAACTTGTATATGATTCAGCTACGGGTGAAGTTCGTGATGACAAAAAGCATATGAGTATGCTTGAGGATTTCTGGTTGCCACGTCGTGAAGGTGGCAGAGGAACAGAGATCACAACTCTACCTGGTGGACAAAACCTTGGAGAACTTAAGGACGTTGAGTATTTTAAAAAGAAACTTTATAACTCACTCAATCTTCCCCCATCTCGTCTCACCGATGATAACAAAGGATTTAATCTTGGTAAATCAACTGAAGTCCTCCGTGACGAACTTAAATTTACCAAATTTATCGGAAGACTGCGTAAAAGATTTAGTGAGCTCTTCCACGATATCCTAAAAACACAACTTATTCTTAAAGGAGTAATTTCTCCTGAAGAC